GATAAATATAAAGATTTTGAATTAACTTATATTCCTAATAATACTAATTTATATCAAACTATTTATATTAATTATGATTATGAAGAATTAAAATTAAAAGAATATATTAATAATAATAATTATGGTTCATATTATTTAAGTACTAATAAAAATAGTACAATTTATAATAATATAAATAATTTTAATAATGTTATATATACTCCAATACCTTTAAATGAAGATATATTAAATGATGATCAATTATATATATTTAAACCTGAAATTAAATATAAATATGTATATCCATTATATTATATTGATGAAAATAAAGGAATAGTTATTAAATATAAATTAAATCGTGATTTAATATTATTAGATATTGGTAATTTAAAGAATATTATTTATTTATGGAAATTAACAAAAAAAATACAACATGAAGATGAATCAGGAGCTGCAATTAAATTATTATATAAAACTGTATGTATTAGTGATGATAAAGATTATAATATATATAGAAATCAACCATATAAAGCTTATAGAAATATTAAAAAAAATAAAGAATTAATATATTGGTTTTTAGCTTTATATGTTCCTTGTTTTAAAAGATTTTTTGATATAACATTGGATGGATGGATTTATAAAGATGAAATATTATTATTTAATAAATCTAGAAATTCTTTAGATTTTATTAATAAAAATAAATTACCATCAAATTTTTATGATAATATACCAACATTAGATAAATTTAAAGAAATGAAAGATAATATTAAAGTAAATCATGGTGAAGTAGATATAAATAGATATAATATTTTACATAATTATAGAAATTAATTTAATTATTTTTTTAAATATTCAAGTAAATAAAATGAGTTTAAAAAAATAAGAAATAATAATTATATAAATTTAAAAACGATAATGGATAATTATTAAAATTAAAAAATGAATATAATTTTTGATTAAATTTTAAATGAAAGAAGTTAATTTAAAAATAGAACATATTTTTCTATTTTATAATATAAATAGAAAAATAGATAATGATTATAATAATAAAATAAGAGAAAATATAATATATAAAATATTAAATAATAATATAAATAATGAATGGTATAATAAGGAAAATAAATGGAATGAATTAAAAATAAATTTATTTAATACAGTAATAAAGGATAAAATAGATTATAAAATAGAATTAAAAGGATGTAGAAAATGTAATTATGATTTTCTATTAAAGGATAAAAATGATAATATAAAAAAAATAGAATTTAAATATAATTGTAATTCAATAACTAAATATCCACAATTTTTAAGTATAAGTTCAAATAATTTTATAAAAGATGAGGGATATTCATCATTCTTTTATGATAATTATTTAGAAAAAATATTAGATTTAATAAATATAAAAATACCAGAAAAAGATAAATATCTCAAATATATTTATAATAATAATTATAATAATCTTGAAATATTTAATGAATTAAAGATAAATGAGAATAAAATAAGGAATAAGAAAAAGAAAATAGTTATAGAAAGTATTGATAAATATATAAATGAAAAAGTTAAAATAAATATAGAAGAATTAAATAAATATTTAAAAGAAAAAGAAAAAGATAAATATTATTTATTATTTAAAAATGGTAAATTTAATTATGATTTTATTAAAGAAGAAGAATTAGAAATAAAAGATATTAAAGAAATTAAAAATAAAAATACTATTATTCTTAATACTAATTCATCTTCTTATATATCAATGTTATTAAGATGGAAAAATCATTTAGGTATTCTTTATCCAGCTTGGCAAATATCACTTATAAGAAAATAGGTAAAATATATTGAAGTTCAGTAGTATTAATTGCATTATTACCGAAATACATTTTAATAAATTCGATTGTTTTTTCATTTAAGAAACTATTAATAATTTTATTATATAAATCAATTAAATCTTCTTTATTTATTTCATATTTATATTTAATAATAATTAAATGATTTTCAATTAAATATTCATATGGAACATCAATTATACAATAATTAAATTTATAATTACCTTTACCATAACCTCTATTAACAATTAATAATAATTCATTATTACCTTTTTTATTAATATAATTTTTTTTATCATCATTTTTATATTTATTTAAAATTAAACTATTATCTTTAATATCAGAACTATAAATTAATCTTGTTTTAGTATTATCATTTGTTAATAATTTTTTATTTTGATTCCATATAAGAGAACCAACTTTTACTTCAAAATTCAAAAGATTTAAAGAAATAGAATTAAGATATATATCTTTTAAATTAGAGATATTATAAGATGTATTAAAAATAATATAATTATTAATATAAATAGAAAATAAATCATTTTTAATATTTCTTTTTTTATTTTGAATAATAAATATAATTGTTTCTTGATCAGTATCAATATAATTAGATTTAGAACAATCAATTATATTAATAATAGTATAATTATCATAAATATGTTTTCTTAATTTATGATAATAGAGACAATTAAGAAAATTTTTTGGTAATATAAAAAGTAATATTCCATTTTCATTTAATTTTTTTAATGAATTAATAATAAATAATATAAATATATTTGGTCTTCCATCATAATAAATTTTATCATTTTTTTTAATAGTTTCATTAATAACATAATAAGGAGGATTACCAATAATTAAATCATAAGTATTATTATTATTAATATCATAATCTAAATAACTTTGATTAATAAAATTAATTGAATTATTATTAAGTTTAATATTATTTATAATATTATCATAAATATATTTATTATTTTCAATTGCAGTTATAGAAATATTTTTAAAATAAATATCATTATCAATATAAATAATAAATTGACAACTACCACAAGAAGGTTCTAAAATAGTTTTAATAGAAATTCCTTGAATTTTTTTTAATTCTTCAATTGAAATTTTAATAATATCAAAAGGAGTAAAAAATATACCATTATCTTTTTTAATATTTTTTGATAATTGTTTAGTTATATCAATTGATAAATTTGAAAAATTATTCATTATTTATTCTATCAATTTATAAAAATAATAATCATTTTTTATTAATTCTATATTTATCTACCAAAATTTAATTTTAATAATGGTGGCATATCTTCTCTATTTCCATTTAAATAATATTTAAATGAATGAAATGGAAAACTTGGATATTTTTCAAAATATTCATCTAAATCACCATAAATACTTATTTCATTTATATCTATTTCTTTTTTTAATAAATCATAACATACAACAGATCCAAGAATTCTTTCATAAATTTCTCTTTCACTTCTACAAGTAATAAAAGGAATTAAAGAGAGAATATCATAAGTTTGTTGTAATTCTTTTAAATAATCAAGAGTAATAATACAAGAACCACCAAAACAACCAACCCAATTATCATTAATATTAATATTAGAACCTTGATTAAGTTTATAAATAAATTTTTCTTGTTCTTTAATTTTATATTTTTTATTAAAAGATAATAAAAATTTAATATTATTTAAATTTGTTATTAAGTCATGATTTATAGGAGAAATTAAAAACATAGAATCATGAATAAAAAGAGCTTTTTTAGAAGTTTCTAATTTATTATAATAATATAAAAAGAGAAATTCACCTGAACCTTTAATTTCAGAATTAATAATAGTAATTAAATCTTTATTATGATCTTCTTTAATATTTATTAAATTAGAATTTGAATTATCATTAATAATATATATTTTTGTATTATAATAATGAAGTCTTAAATTTTGAATACATAAATTTAATGATATATTATGAATTTCATTTGTTATATGAGTAGTTATAAATATAGAAAAATCTTCCATTTTTTTAATTATTATAATTATTGTTTAAGCCAATTATTTATATAATAATTATCATTTAAATCATTTGGAACAATAATAATTTTATTTTTATTACCTAAATATGCACACCATAAACCATAATAATTATCTTTTCTAATAATTAATTTATTAAAATTGGAGATTAATATGAAATTAAAAAATCTATCATTATAATTATTAAGAATAATATAAATATTATTAATATTAGTAAAATTAACATATTTAATAGTCCAATTAATATCATCAGTAAAAATAATTAATTTACAATTACTGAAATTATTATAATAAGCTTTTTCATAATAATCTTTAATATAAGTATTTTTAGAAATAATAATAGAAACATAATTATTAATTTCAAAATCATTAAAAAAAATCATAATATCATTTAATTTATTATAAATATCATTAGAATATTTTGGATTTTTAATAATAGTAGAAGATAAGAAATCTCTAATTTCTTCATTAATTAAATGAAAAGAAAAATCAATTTTAATAATACAATCATTATTAGAAATAATTTCATTTCCATAATCATTTCCATTAACAGTAATTTTTAAAGATTTATAATTATTATTTAAAATATAAACATTAATTAAATTAAAATTAATATTAATAAATGTTTCTAATATTTTTAAATAATTAATATCTGTTATTACAAATTTCTTTTTATTCTTAATTGCATAAGTTAATGCAATTCCTATTTTAAATAATTCAATTCCAATATCTATAAAATTATAATCAATTTGATTATTTATAAAAAATACATAATTATCTGTCATTTCAATTTTATTATTAAAATTATAAAAATAAATTCAATTATTTAATCCAAATCATCTACCTTCTTTTTTTTCTCTTCATCCTCCTCTTCTTCATCATCTTCTTTTTCTTCTTTTTCTTCTTTTTCTTCTTTTTCTTCTTTTTCTTCTTTTTCTTCTTTTTCTTCTTGAGGAGGCATACCACCAGCCATATTTGCAAACATTGATGGATCAAAATTAGGTGGCATTCCTCCAGCTCCCTTCATTCCTTCAGCCATATTTGCAAACATCGATGGATCAAAATTAGGTGGCATTCCTCCAGGTGCTGCACCATTACCTTGAAGTTTCATTAGAAGAGGTTGAATTTTATCTACTAACTCTTTTCTCTTATTTTTATATACTTCTGCAGATTCTTTACTATTTTCTTCAAACCATTTCATTCCCTCATCTACAATTGGATCAATTTCAGCTTTAACCTCATCATAATTTGCTGGAGCTCCTTCAGCTTTTGTTGAAAGAGAATTTTTAACACCATATAGATAATTCTCTAGATCATTTTTATTTTCAATAATTTCTTTTTGTTCTTCATCCTCTTTTCTAAATTTTTCTGCTGTTTTTACCATTTCTTCAATTTGTTCTTTTGATAGTCGTCCCTTATCATTTGTAATCTTAATATTATTTGTTTTACCTGTACTTTCTTCTTTTGCAGTTACTTCAAGAATACCATTTGCATCTACTGATAGATCAATTGTAATTTTAGGTTGTCCTCTTGGCATTGGTGGAATTCCACTTAGATTAAATGATCCAAGAAGATTATTATCTTTTACAAGTGCTCTTTCACCTTCATAAATCTTAATATCTACTGCAGGTTGATTATCTGAATATGTTGAAAATGTTTGTGATTTCTTTGTTGGAATTGTTGTATTTCTCTCAATAATCTTTGTCATTACTCCTCCTGATGTCTCAATTCCTAATGAAAGTGGAGCCACATCTAATAGAAGAATATCTGTTGTCTTATTTCCACCTTGACCTGAAATAATTGCTGCTTGAACTGCTGCACCATATGCAACAGCTTCATCAGGATTTAAAGATTTATTTAGAGTTTTTCCATTAAAAATTTCTGAAAGCATTTCTTGAAGTTTAGGAATTCTTGTAGTACCACCAACTAAAACAATTTCATTAATTTCTGATTTTGAAACTTTACCATCACTTAATACCTGTGAAATTGGTTCAATTACTTTTTTAAGGAATGGTTCTGCAAGACTTTCAAATTTAGCTCTACTTAATGTTGTTGAATAATCAATACCATCAATTAATGATTCTACTTCTAACATTGATGTAGTTGATGATGATAGATTCTTCTTAGCTCTTTCTGCTGCAAGATTCAATCTCTTTAGAGCTTTTGGATTTTGTTTTACATCTTTCTTATGTTTTTTCATAATATCATCACATAAATAATTAATAATCGCATTATCCAAATCTGAACCTCCTAGATGTGTATCTCCTCCTGTTGATTTAATTTCTACAATTCCTGAATCACAAGCAGCTAATGAAATATCATTTGTACCACCACCACAATCAACACATAGAATATTAATTTCTTTATCACTCTTTTTATCAAGATTATATGCAAGAATTGCTGCAGTTGGTTCTGCAATTAATCTTAGAGGATTAAGTCCAGCAATTACACATGCATCTTTTGTAGCTTGTCTTTGACTATCTCCAAAATATGCAGGTACTGTTACTACAATATTTTTAACTGGATGACCAAGATAAGCTTCAGCAGTTTCTTTTAGTCTTCCAATAATCATTGCAGTAATTTCTTCTGGATAAAATTTCTTTACTTCATTTTTATATGGAACTTCAACATAAGGTTTATCATTTTCATCACCTTTAACATCAAAAGCCCATAGTTTAATATCTTTTTGAACAATATCATCACTAAATTTTCTTCCAATTAATCTTTTAATATCATGAATTGTACTTTTTGGATACATTGCAGCAACATTCTTTGATGCTTCACCAACTAATTTTTCAGTATCTGTAAAAGTTACATAAGAAGGAATAGTTCGACTTCCTGTTTGAACATCAGGAATAATTTCAACTTTACCATCAATATAAATACCTACACATGAATTAGTTGTTCCAACATCACATCCAATTGTATCAATTTCTTCCTTATTGCTCATTGTTATTAGTTTTTTATTATATAATAATTATAAATCTTTAAGTATATTTTTATATCAAATAATTATTATTAAATATTATTATTAATTATTTAATATTAGAATATTAAATGGATTTTAGTAAATTTAGTGATAAAGATTTTTTTTCAGATAAATTTACTCATATATATATTTCTGGTCTAATTAATGAAAATAAAATAAATAATTTAATTAATGAAGTTAGAAATGCAAATAAATTAGAAAATTTAAAACCAATATTAATTCATATTAGTTCTATGGGTGGTATTTTACAAGATGGTATTAAATTATTATCTATTTTTAAAATTTCAAAATTACCTATTGTTACAATTATCGATAATTATTGTTTTTCTATTGCAACTCTTCTTCTTATTAATAGTTCATATAGATTAATGACTAAATATAGTTTTTGTTTATTACATGAATATAGAATATCTGGTTATATTAATGATGGAAGACAAGGTATAATTAATTATATTAATAAAATTGATAATTATTTTAAATCTATTATTGAATTATATTTAAAGAATACTAAATTTACAAAAGAAGAATTAAATGAATTATTAGAACATAATTTATTATTAGATTATAAATACTGTTTAAAAAAAGGAATTGTTGATAGAATTATTGATTATGAATTTAAATCTATTTCTATTTCTAAATATAATAAAAATAATCAAATTATAAATTTATTAAATGATATAAATATTAATAATATAACTATCTCTTGTAAATTAACTAATAAAGAAATTGATTCAATTATTAATAATATTAATATTAATTATAATACTATTATTTATACTAATTATTCTAATTGTAATTCTATCTCTTATTCTAATAATAATTTTAATAATATAAATCATATTCATAATCATAATGAAAATAAAGATAAAGATGAAGATAAAGATGAAGATGATAAAAATAAAGATAAAGATAAAGATAAAGATGAAGATAAAGATGAAGATGAAGATGATAAAAATAAAAAAGAAATGGAATTAATATTTAATTCATTTAATTTAATATCAAAAATAAAAAAAATAAATACATATAAATATGGTATAATTGATGTTCCTATTAGTATAGAAAATTTATTACCATTATTATATACTAATAAAATAATAATGTATTCACATACATATATAATATGTAATTTATTATATTCATTTCATAATTATAGTTTATTATTAGATGATAATATAAAAAATACAAATATGATTGTTAAAAAAATAAAAGAAATATTAAAAAGAAAAACTAAAATGTCAAATGAAGATATTAATAAAATTGATAAAAAATTTTTAATTATTGATTCAAAAAAAGCTAAAGAATTAGGTTTATGTAATATTATTATTGATTCCTAATTATTTTCACTAATATCACTTATTTCACTAATATCACTAATATCACTTATATCACTTATTTCACTATTATTATCATTATTTTTAGAATTAGAATTAGAATTAGAATTAGAATTAGAAATAATATAATTATCATATAATTGAAGACCAATATTAATAATATCAATATTAAATTCTTTATGAATTTTATCACCAAAATTTAATAAAAATATATATTTATAATAATTATCACCAATATTTTTAAAATGAATTACTTTATCATTAAAATAAGAAGGATAAATAATATTAGCTAATAAAAGAAAATTAAGTATAATATTATTATTAATTGCTAATAGATTATAATATATATTTCGAATATAACTCATATTATTAATTATATTTATATTATACTTATATTTAAATAACTATAATAAAAAATGATTATTATATTCAATAAATATTATTATAAATATAATGGATGATATTAGAAGATTTATTAAAAAAGTAGCTCCAAAAGATAGTATTAAATTATATATTAAATATTATGATACATATAATGAATATAAATATAAATATTATAATACAAATTTAATATTTAAGGAAATAATTAATAATGATGAAGATGATTCAAATATAGAATTAGAAATAAATAAAGAAAAATATAATAATTATAATGATATACAATTGAAATTATTTGAATTATTTGAATATAAAAATATTGAATATATTGATATTTATTTACAAAAAAAAATAGAAAAATCTTTATATATTATTGAAGATATTTATGATGATTTCTATGATGATTTAAATGATAAATTAATTTCAACTAGATTAATAAGAAAAAGAGATAAACCAGAAATTATTATTAAATTTAAATTTATAGTTTATAATAAAACTGATATTAAATTATATTATAATTTTGATGTTATTAACGATTTCGATAATATTATAAAAAAAATTGATGAAATTATTATTTAATATTATTATTTATAATAATAATGTATTTAAATCTGTTTTTCTTATTTCATCTTTATGACTTTCAAATATTTTTGTAATATAATTATATGCTGCATCTATTTGTTCAAATGATATACCTCCAGTAATTAATACACTACCACTTTCAAAAATTGCAACTGTTATTTTTTTACAATTTTTATTACCAATTCCACTACCTTTACCAAAACAATAATCACTACAAGAACATATACCATTTTGAATTTCTTTTTTATTTTTCATAGAATTCCAGAAAAATTCTAATTTAACACCATGATATTTACCTGGTTCAAAACTACATTTATTATTATATAAATCACCAATAAGAATTTTATGAAGAACTTTTCTTCTAATTAAGAATTTTGTTTTAAATTCACTATCTCCATAACTTTTAAAATCTGTATTTATCATTCTAATATGAAAATTTGTAAATCCAATTTTATCTTTAAAATCAGTGGTTAATGATATCTCAGGTTTTTCTTTATATATTCTTTTAATTTCATCTATAATTTCATCTACAATTATTTTAACTATTTTTTCATCTTTAACTCCTGTTAATTGAATATTTCCATTTTTAAATATCTTTAAATTTGGATAATTATCACTTTTATATAATACTGTTACTTGATTATCAAATGATGTCTTTTTTGTTGTTGCACTTTTTACATTTCTCTTTTTTTTTGGATATTCACCTTTCTTATTATCTCTATCTATAATCTTTGGATAATAAATCCAAACAAAATTTGATTTACCACCTATTCTAAAATTATCATATAATGTAATTAAATCAATATTTATACCTATATCAACATTACATGTTATTGTACTTACTTTATATGGTGTAAAATAGATATCTGTCATTTCCTTAAATTAATTTAATTACGATATATAAAGATTTTTAATCTTTAAATCATTTTTTTTTTGTTAAATAAGATGTATTAATAATTTCATTTGTAGAATTAACAGAAATCATTGGAGGAATATTTAAAATATATGTTTTATCATTATTAATATGAGCTTCTCTAAATTCATCAATTGTTAAAGAACCTCCAAACATTTTTAATAAATATCTAGATGGAGCTGGTCTAATTATACATATAATACCAAATCTTCTCGCAATCATTTGAATCCAACTATTTATTTCCCAAACTTTATCACTTCCTGAATTAATAGAAAAATTATATGCATTTGCACATTGAAGTGAACAAAATGAACCTATTGTATAAAATGTATCATTTATAGTATCATAATTATAAGGCATCCCATAATATGAATCAATTGAATGACAACACCAAAAACAACAAGAATTATTTTTATTTAATGAATTATTTTGATAAAATTCATTATCACAAGAAATATTTTCAGAATCATTATTAAAATAACAATTATTTTCATATGGACTTGGATCATTTATTTTTATATCATTAGTATTATTTATAATATTATTAATTTTTGATTGTGGTATTGCCAATTGTAATATAATATCTTCATCATTAGAATTACCCTCCTTTATCATTGAATCAATTATATTTTTCTTATTATTCTTTTTAATTATAACATCAGCAATAGCCTTTTTTCTTGGCATTTATTATTCTTATTTCATTTTATTCTTAAATATTCATAAATATTCATAAATATCATTATATTAATTCTTATATTGATTCTTATATTGATTCTTATATGATTATTATATGATTCTTATATAATTAT